TTCAGTAGGAAGTTATATTATAGAGAATGAGCCAATTGATCGCATTCCTTTCGTTAGCATTACACCAGTAAAGATTCCTCATAAGTTCTTTGGTCTATCTATTGCTGATCTTATCATGGATATCCAACTCATTAAGTCAACGCTAATGCGTAACTTGATGGACAATATGTATAACCAGAACTATGGTAGGTATGCAGTTCTTGAGGGTCAAGCGAATTTAGATGATTTGCTAACCCAGAGGCCCGGCGGTGTAGTTCGTGTTAAGAGTCCTAATGCGGTAATGCCTTTGGCTACTCCACAGTTAGAGCAGTCATCCTTTGCCATGCTTGAGTATCTTGATAAGCTCCGTGAGTCTAGGAGTGGTGTAAACAAATACTCGCAGGGATTGAACGAGAACGCATTAAAGTCTCATACGACAGCTACAGCGGTTTCCGCTACGATGACCGCAGCGCAATCAAGGGTAGAGCTGATAGCTCGATGCTTTGCTGAGACCGGTGTTAAAGAACTGATGAGAAACATCTATGAGTTAGTTCTGAAGAACCAAGACCACGAGCGAGTTATTATGCTTAGGAATCAATGGGTTCCTGTGCGTCCTGACATGTGGCGAGATAAGTATGACTGCACAGTCTCTGTTGGTATTGGTAGTGGTAATAAAGACCAACAGCTTATGCATCTAACTACGATGTTGAGTTTCGCCGGTGATGCAATGCGTGGTGGATTAAAGATTGTCAATGAGAAGAACATGTACAATATGGGCGCAGCTCTTATTAAGAACATGGGATTCCAGAATGTTGATGATTTCTTAACTGATCCAGATACTGTTCCGCCACAGCCTGATCCGGGCGATGATATAGAAAAGCAAGAGATGGAATTGAAACAGAAAGAACTTGAAATTAAAGCCGCTGACATTCAGATAAAACAAATGAGATTACAAAAGGATGCAGCAGCAGATGACATTGATGCAAGACTGAAGATGGCTGAACTAGCACTTGAAGCGGAACAGAAAAGACCTGTTGCTATAGGTTAGTTATGCCATTTAAAAGTAAAAAGCAAAAAGCGTATTTGGCTATTAATGTTCCAAAGGTTCACAAGAAGTGGTCAAAGACATACGGAAAGAAAACTAAAACTACTAGTAAAGGAAAATCTCGTAAAGCTTAATGTCAACAATTGAAGAAGAGCGCGCTAATAGACTTCTTAATGATCCAGTATTTAAAGAAACATTAGACGCGCTAGAACAAGAATTAAAAACAACTTGGTACAATTCAGGTATCAGGGAAACCGAAGCCAGAGAACATTGCTGGCTTTCTCTAAGACTCCTTGAGAGAATTCGCACGCATATCACCTCGATCATTGAGACGGGTGAGATGGCACGAAAGCTTAAGGAATATCATATATAGGAGATTTAAAGATGGCGGACACGCAACCAGCCCCGCAAGAGGAAGTATCCTCTAAAGCGCTTCCGGGAAGTTTGGCGGAAGCAGAAGAAGCACTTCTAAGGATGATGAACCCTCCACCGGAGGATAATGAAGAGTCCGAAGAAGTAGAAGCATCAAAGGAAGTAACCGATGATGAACCAGAAGCTTCTGATAACCGATATTCATCTGATGAAACCGAAAGGGAAGACGATGATGAGGAAGAAGAAGAGACTGATGAATCAACTGAAGAAGAAGAGACTGATGATGAGTCTGAAACCGAAACTGTCTATACCGTCAGAGTTGATGGTAAAGATGTTGAGGTCACTGAAGACGAACTCGTAAAGGGATACTCTCGACAGTCTGATTATACAAAGAAAACTCAAGAGTTAGCTGAATATCGTAGACAGATGGATGGCGCGCTACAACAAGCGCAGCAAGAAATCCAACAGACTCAGCAAGCTAGAGCGCAGTATGTAGATGCCGTTGAAGCGGCTATCTCTTCAAACTATGCACATCTGCAGCAATTCCAGAATGTTGATTGGGAACGCTTAAAGACTGAAGATCGAGAAGAATATTTGACCAAGCGCGATGACTATAGACAAGCGCAAGAGCAAATAGCAGAACTTCAGAACCAACATAAGGTTGCTAATGAACAACAGCAATCTGAAATGGCAGAGCAGCATAAACGGATGTGGATGGAGGAACATCATAAGATGTCTCAGATCCTGCCGGAGTGGAGAGATGAAGAAAAGCGTATAGCAATCTCCAAAGCTATTGGGGAATATGCTGTTGGACAAGGGTACACTAAGGAAGAATTAGATACTCTAGTGGATCACCGATCTATTCTTATGCTAATGAAAGCTAAGGCTTATGATGACGTTCACAGGAAGCAACATTCAGTCCGCTCCAAGAAAGTCAAAAATAAACCAAAGGTTGTTCGATCAAAAGCAAAGCAAGAGAAGGCTCCCTCCAAAGCGCGTAAGCGTACTGCACAAATGAACCGCCTACGAGAAACCGGCAAAGTCGATGACGCTGCCGAGGTCTTGTTTGGCATGATGCAATAACTTCTTTTTGGAGAAATAATAATGGCAATTGCTGCTGACACGTCACTAACTTATAGTTCTGTGGCGATTAGAGAAGACTTGTCTGATGTAATTTCTAATATCTCCCCTATGGATACTCCTTTTATGTCTGGTTGTGGTAAAGAAAAAGCTGATAATACTTATTTTCAGTGGCAGACGGATACGATTGGCGCAGGTGGTGCTAATCGAGTAATAGAAGGTGATGACAGCCCAGCCGCAGTGGCTCGGGCGCTTCCAACTAAGGTGGGGAATTACACTCAGATTAGTAGATATGTGGTGCAAACCTCAGGCACCGATGATGTTGTTGACTACGCTGGTCATGGCAAGCATCAAGCTTACCGTTTGGCTAAACGTGGTAAACAGATGAAACGCGATATGGAGTATATGTTTACACAAAATATCGCACAGGTTGCTGGCGATGCGACTACTGCACGCGCATCGGCTGGCCTACCTTCGTGGCTTGTAACTAACTATGTTTCTATGGGTGGTTCTGGTTCTCCTGCTGCTCCCACCGCTGGTGGTGGAACGGCAGCGGCAACAGATGCTGGCTCAGTAATTAGTATTACAGAAGCGAAAATGAAGGAAGTCATCAAGGATTGTTATGATTCTGGTGGCAACCCTGATACGGTGCTATGTAAGCCCGACATTAAACAAGCCATTTCTGGTTTGTCTAGTCTTGGTGTTACCGCTCTAAACACTGATCTCAATAGTCCCAAACCGGGCTTTGCGGTTGGTGCAGTTGATGTCTATGTTTCTGACTTTGGTAATTTCAAGATTGTCCCTGACAGGAATCAGAATAGATCGCGAGATGTATTCTTTCTTGATATGGACTTCTGGGCAATCGCATGGCTAAGGGATTTCCACACAGTTGATTTAGCGAAACAAGGTGACTCAACCAAACAGATGTTGATTGGTGAGTTTGGTCTAGTTTCAAAGAATGAAGCTGCTAGTGGTGTTCTTTCTAATTGTGATGTCTAAGTAGGTAAGTAGGGGGTGGGGAAACTCACCCCCTTTATCTAAGGATAATTATGAAAATCGTCAATAAAGAAATCGAGAAGATAGCCAATAAGATGCTCGTTGGTAAGCCGAAGGAAGAGAAGGAAAAAAAGAAAGTCCATAAGACAAATAAACAATGGCTTAAAGAAGGGGCTAAAGAAGGTAGCGGGGCTGACTTTGGTGGAGTGAAGATATACCATGTCTAAATATTTACTTGACGAATCAAATGGTACAAGAGTAGAGATGTGGTTTGATGACTTTGATGATAGCTTTAGGTTTGTTGAAACTCAAGATGCTTCACGAATACTAGACGAGAACAAACGCAAGTTCAATGATTATGGCGATTACCTTTCTGTAGGGAAAAGAGGGTTCTGGCATCATACACACTCGATACCAAAACCAACTTACCAGAAATGGAAGAATGAAACAAAAGTTCCAAACGGAGAAGGTGGTTGGTTATACATGATAGAACAAGACCCCAAGGTTCTTGCATCTTATCTTAACGATCCAGACTACGCGTACTTCAGAACATCTAACACAAAATTATAGGTAACACAATGGCTTATTCAAATATTAACAGTAATGTATTTCGCCCAGGTGTGACGCATACGCTATCTGCTACCACAGTTAGTGGGGCAACACTCACATCTGCGTTCGCAACACAGATTAACCAAGTGATGATCACTGTAACTGCTGCGTGTTTTATCGAATTCGGCACAGCACCAACAGCGTTAGTGGCATCATCAGTATTTCTTACTGCCAATACACCATATATCTTTTCTGTCAGCGAAGCTAATAAAGTTGCTGCTATTACAGGTTCTGGTACTGCTTCTGTATACGTCACTGAACTAACTAGATAATGGCTCTTTCAAACTTCTCTGAATTAAAAACAGAGATTGCTGATTATTGTGATCGTAGCGATTTAACTACACAGATTCCTACGTTTATCAAACTTGCCGAAGCGCGGATGAACCGCTCTTTGCGGGTGCGCCTGATGGAAACTGTAAAGCTAATATCTACTATTGGTGATAGTAAAAGGTATCCTCTACCATCTGATTACTTACAGTTAAGAACAATACAGTATGATAACAGCACAATAGCTTCAAGCACGCTAGATGGGGATATTACAGATTCTGCAACATCCATAGTGTTAGCATCTTCTACTGGTTTTACCGCTAGTGGAACCATACTGATAGGTTCTGAACAGATTACATATTCTGCAATTTCAACCGATACCTTGACTGGTTGTGTTAGAGAGGTTAACGGGACTACAAAAGTTGAACATACTTCTGGTGATGCTGTAACAGAGATATATACCACATTTACTGCTGGTAGTATTTCAACAGGTGTTTCAAGAGTTAGGCCTCTTAATTATGTTGCACCACAACTATTGACAAGATTGAATGCAGGAAGCGTATCCGGCCTTCCAGAGATGTATACGATGAGGGCGGGATATATATTGATTGGCCCTGTTCCTGCAGGAGTATACACTATTGAAATAGATTATTACGCTAAAGTTGTAGCGTTGTCAGATGCAGCGCCAACCAATACAATGCTTACAAATAATCCAGACGTATATCTTTATGGAGCCTTGATGGAAGCAGAGCCATTCATAATGAACGATGGAAGAGTAGCTTTGTGGCAAGCTGGATTTGCAAGAGCTATTCAAGACATTCAACTTCAAGACGATAAAGACTCTCACTCAGGCAATTCTATGAGAGTGATGAACACAAGTGGTTATTACTAGGAGCAAACTATGGCGGTAGAAACTGGCAATTATATTGATGATTTAGTTATAACTAATCCTCCATCTTCAGATCTAGTGTCAGAAGGGGATAATCAGCTTAGATTGATTAAGACATTTGTAAAGCAATCGTTCCCGTCTGTTGATGCTCCGGTACATGCTATACACCCCACCTCGACAGAACCAGCGACATCCCTTACTGCTGGTCTTATGTGGTTTGATACAGCAGCAAATCTTCTAAAGATAAGAAATGAAGCTAACGATGCGTGGGTTGAATTAGCAGTATCAATCATAACAAGTAATTCGGTAGACGTTAATGCAGGGACTGTTGATGGTGCAGTGATTGGCGGTGCGACCCCTGCAGCAATTACAGGAACAACCCTAACTGGTAATACAAGCCTTGCGCTCGCTACAGGCGCTACAGTGACAGGTGTAGACAATGGCGCACTAGGATCAAGTGCAACGTTATTAGCCACTCAGGGCGCTATTAAGACGTATGTAGACGCTCAATTAACAGCAGAAGATTTAGACTTTCAAGGTGATAGTGGAACAGGTGCTGTAGATTTAGATTCGCAAACATTGGATATAGCTGGTGGTTCTGGTATTACCACTACTGCTGGATCGCAAACCCTAACTATTGCTGGTGATGACGCAACTACATCGGCTAAAGGTGTAGCATCGTTTTCCTCTGATAACTTTGGCGTGTCTTCTGGTGCGGTAACGATTAAAGATGGTGGTGTAGTCAACGCTGAACTAGGTGATATGGCAGCTAATACAGTCAAGGTTAGGAATGCTAACTCCTCTGGAGTTCCATCTGATCTTGCTTTGGCTACCACTGAGGTTATGATTGGTGATGGTACAGGCTTCACAGCAGCAGCATTATCTGGCGATGTATCTATGACCAATGCTGGTGTGGTGACAGTCGATAGTATACAGGGCCAGTCAGTCAGCGCAACTGCTGCTACCAATGATCAATACTTAAAGTATTCATCTACATCCTCAGAGTGGCAGAAAGTAGATATAGTTGGTTCTGACAAACTAACTACTAAAGGTGACTTGCTTGTTTATAATACTGTTGACTCCGAAACACGCTATGGCGTTGCTGATTCAAGCTATCCAGGTACAGATGGATATGCACTAACAGCTTTAGCCAGCGCAACGAATGGTATTGCATGGAATAAGATTGGTCCATCGGGTTTAGCGGATACAGCAGTCACTGCTAATACTTATGCATATCCATCAGCAATTGTAGTAGATGCACAAGGAAGATTAACTTCAGCAACAGCAGGAACGGCTGGAGCTACGGCTGGATTCTCAGTAGCAATGGCAATCGCGCTCTAAAGGATAACATTATGGCACAAGACTTTACGAAAGACTACAAATCACAGGTTACTACTGCAGCGCATCCGCTACGGGTAGCTGACTCGAATGATGCTTTGATTGGCATTAGGCTAACAAACATCACCACGAGCTCGGTTACTGTAGACGTATGGATTGATGTAGCGGCGGCAGGAACAACGGCCTCTATAGTTTACCTTGCTGATAACCTACAGATTCCTCCAAAGGCGTCAGTTGAGTTGATACAGGGTGGCGCTAAGATAGTTATGCAGAATACCGATTCTCTAAAGATTCAGGCTTCTGCGGTAACTTCCATAGCAGCTTGGGTTAGTGTTGTAGACGCGATCTCAGCATAGGAGGAATTATGGCTGGCGAAATGAACGGAACACTGTATATCACCAACCCTCCCGCAAAAGAAGGGTTCTTTGAGACTGCTGCAACTATTGATGGAGACTTTACGATTGCAGACAATGCAGTAATCGCTGGTCCCACAACCTTTACTGGAGTCATAACAGTTACAGGAACACTGGTGATCGTATGAGTAAGATCAATGTAAATACATGGGAACCTGAGGGCGCTGGTACTGCTGCTACTCTTATGGCAACTGGTGATACCGTTACGGTGCCATCTGGTGCGACATTGGCTATAGCATCTGGCGCTACGATTACCAACAGCGGAACTTCTACTGGGTTTGGAGACACTACAGCTCTCGAAGATGATATTGCTTTGCTAGGTTTCAAGGTAGCAGTGAATGGATCACTGGCGAAATACAATCTAGTAGATCAAACTGAAGATGCTTTCATGGATGCTACTGGTGTTGATGCTGTAGCGTCTACCGATGCGCTTCGTAACGCAAGTAAGTATTATTCTGGATTCGCTGAAACGATATCAACCTTTAATGAAAGTAATAGCACTGCTTCAACCAATTACACTGGAACAATCCAATCATATAGCGTACCCGCTGGTAGTTCCACATTAACAATAGAAGCCTGGGGCGCCCGTGGTGGTTCTGGTTATAATTCGTGGAAGCAGGCAAAGACAACCGCTGCATTATCCGGAGTAGGTGCAGGCGAGTATCTGGGTGGATTTGGTGCAAGAATGAAAGGTCAATTCTCTACATCGCTAGCAGGACAGGATATAAAAATATTAGTTGGACAGCCCGGTCTAGGTGCGGAGGGAGTAGGAGCAACAGCCTCCTACGGTCAATCATCTGGTGGTGGTGCATCGTGGGTTATGTTAGATCATGGTGTTGCCAGCACAGCAGGAACAACAAATGGTGCTGGTAACAGTACTCGCTACACCCCACTTGTAATAGCTGGAGGTGGTGGTGGTGCTAGTGCCGCTCAAGGATACGGGCAGAATCAGGGACAAACACCTTGGACCCGTAGGGGTGAATCAGATGCCTCTGCAACCACAAGCGGCTCGGCTAGTTCTGGGACTTACGCATTCACCACCGCAGTCAATGGTGCAGGCGGAACTACCTACGTTGCGAGCGGATCGTATTACACAGGTGGCGGCGGTGGTGGGTTTCTGACAGACGGTGGAGATACTGGCACGACCCATAACGATCCAAGTGAAGGAAAGGGTGGCGACTCATATTTGAATGGTGGGTTGGGTAAAGCAGCGGGTTCTAGTTATGGTACTTATAACAGTGGATTTGGTGGTGGTGGTACTGCAAACCTTTCGGGTGGCGGTGCTGGCGGTGGTTATTCTGGTGGCGGAGGTGGATCAGGTCTTTGGGCGGCAGATGGCATGAATGGCGGCGGAGGTGGTTCCATTATAAATACAGATTACAGCGGTGCAACACTGACAGCGACCGGAGGGACTGCCGACAAGGAATCTTCGGCGAGAGATGAATTCGGTCAGGTTGTTATTACCTCTGGCGCCCCGAGTAATATGACACTCCAATCCAACGCTACAACAGCAAATGATGGCGCTCCAACCAAGGGTGACATCGTTCTGACTTACACCAACGGCGTAGCTGGGGCCGGTGGAGTGACTGCCATAAACACAGACCTTACTGCTGAGTTTAGCGCAGATGGCGGTACTAGTTGGACATCTACAACGCTTGTTGCTCAAGGCAATACAGGTACAGCATCTCCACACTTTATAGTCTCAGCACACGATGTGACGCGGACTAGCCTAACTGGAACTAGCATGGTGTACCGCATCAAGACGCTTAATCAAGGCGTAGCGAAAGAAACACGAATCCAAGCAGTATCTTTAGGTTGGAGTTAATATGAAAACTAAAAGTCATTGCTCTAACTACAGAATAAGTGCGGGAGGATTTTAGATTATGAGTGAAGTTAAAGTTGACACAATTTCTGAACGCACTGCTGCTGGTGGAGTAACCATTGATGGTGTTCTAGTAAAGGATGGTGTAGCAACATTCCAGACTGCTGCTGGCTCTCCTCTAGTCTTTGAGGGAGCTACAGCAGATGCTTTTGAGACTACGTTTGCCATCACTGATCCGACTGCGGACAGGACTATTACATTTCCTGATTCCAGTTTTACAGTGCCGACTGCTGGTGGGTTAACAGCCGCAAGTCAGTGGCGAGTTACAGCAGATTTTACTGGAGATGCACAACCTATTGGTAATAGTGTTGGCACGATTGCAGTTGTTAATACCGATGGTTATGCATCACTTGGCTCTGCAATGACTTATGGAAGCGGTGTATTTGAATTTCCTTCAACTGGTTATTGGTTATGTCTTGGACAGTTTTCCTTTACCACCACATTAAACTCAGGGGCCGCTGGTTATCTTGAATACACAGCGAATAATGGGGTTGCTTGGTCTACTGCTTCTTGGTCGGCAGATGCTAGTAACTACGGTTTTAGATCAAATGTGAATATATACCATATGTTGAATATTACTGACAAAGATAATCAGAAGGTGCGTTGGTCAATTGATGCAGATATAACTGGTCTTGGCGGCACTCAGACAACGATGGGTGATTCCGCTATTACAGAAACTGGATTCACTTTCATAAAATTGGCATGAATATAGGAGAGTAAGATGGCATCAGAAGTAAAAACAAATAAAGTCTCTCCTTCTACAGGAACTACATTAAGTGTAGGAGACGCTGGAGACACATTAGCTTTAGCAACTGATGCTGTTACTGGGTTTCAAGTTGGGTCAGATGCTGCGGGTGATATTCTTTACCATGACGGCACTGACTATACGAGACGCGCTAAACCCGGAACTCCTGCTGGAGAGGTTCTAACATTCGCTACAGGGGCTACAGCACCCAGTTGGGTTGCTGCTGCTGGTGGAAATAATGTTCCACGGTTTAGTGTTTATGCTAGTGCTGGATGGGACTTATCTGATAACACTTGGACTATTAACCCATTTGATTCAGCAGATGTAAACGATGATGGCGCAAGCGGAACTTGCGTGAATATAACAGCAAGCGGCACCAACCCAAGAGGGTTTACAGTTCCAGCAGGGGAAGCGGGTAAATATGTTTTATCTTATACCATCAACCACTATACCATTTCAGGGAATATGGAAGCCCAATATGTAGCGATATATAAAGGTGTTAGCGGTGGTGCAGCGGCTGAATATATAGGAAAGAATTATATGTACGTTGGTGCTACTAGCACCGCCACCTTGGTATCGTCTGTTATTGTGGACGCCGCTGTTGGAGACCATTATTACATTTACAGTCTTAATCAGTGTGGGGATACGAACGGACGAGTATACGGAGGTAGGCTACTGTCTAATTTTAGCGGGTTTAAATTACTATGATTACTTCACAAGGATTGATACAGCTTGGATTCAAGACCGAAGATTTTGTTTTGCGGGATGATGGAAGTGGAGTTTATATCGAGGAGTGGTTGTCAAGTTCAGTCAGACCAACTACGGCAGACATAGAAGCGGCTCATACTGTGTGGCAAGCTGCACACGATGCAGCAGAATATGCTCGTAAACGCCTAGAAGAATATCCATCAGTAGATGAACTGGTAGTAGCTCTTTGGGAGGGTGTTGTAGAAGAGCGCATGGCATCAGTAACTAAACTAGAAATCAAACGCCAAGCGGTAAAGGCTAAACATCCTAAGTGAGTTTCATAGTTGGAATCGCAAGAATAGCGCATTGGTTTCTAGTTCCTTTTTTGATTCTATGGATGACTGTAGCACCAAACGATATGCTCCCTAACTGTCTTATAGAAGCAAAGCAAGCTGTGTCTGAGAAATTCAGAGGCGGATATTTCGGAGAATAATAATGGTTACAGTAACAGACAGCGCAATGGATAAGGTTGAGGTAGAATAATGGCTCTGATCGCTGTTGACAGAGTTGGTCAGATTGGCATTGCCAAAGAGACAAGCCCTTGGGAGCTTCCGCCTAATGTTTGGAGTGACGGTAACAACGTCAAAACAGATGAAGGCTCTATAAGAAAGGCTCCCGGCTTCTCTGAGGTAATGGCAACTTGCCCTATAGCCCCATATCACATAACTCAAATAACTCTAGGTTCTCCAGAGTTTTGGGTTGTTGGTGGTTTGGCTAAAATATATTGCTATGACAATACAGGCACCACCACTACCTTAGATGGTTCAATTACCAGTGTAGATACTACAATTACTGTTGATAGTACGGTTGGTTTTGAATCTGTCGGTACCATTACAATAGGTTCTGAGGATATTGTTTATACTGGTAAAACAGCTACAACATTTACTGGAGCAACTGTATCAGCATCTCATTCTGATGGAGCTACCGTTACTCGATCTACAATATGGTATGATATAACTAGAGCCAGTGG